CCGCGGGGCTCAAAGCCGCAGCTATGTACTATACAACATAGGGTAAGGAAGAAGGTTGAAATGTCCAAGCCACTACTTGGAGGCAACCACTGTTCATGAAAGGTATGAATCAGCGGCACCCGGCCGCGTCGCGGCCTCCGACAGCCATGTAAGTCGTCTTTCAGGGGTTGCCACCCCCCTGTTGTGGTCCTCTCGCGCGACTGGTAAAGACTACTTCGCCTTTCGGCTTCGCCTTTGATTTAGCTTTCGCTTTAGGTGCTCCTTTCTTACCAGTCTGACTTACCAAACTCTTAGCTGGTGCCGTTGGGCCTTTTCCTTTGCCACGGCTCTCAGAGTTTGTTCCTTTCGCACTACCTTTATCTTTCGAACCAGGCCCCCCGGAAGTGCCAGCTGAGGCTGCCGCGCGGAAGGCAGCTATTTGCTGGTCACGGGTGGACAAGGCACGCACGTCAGAAGCGTGGTCCTTACCAAGCTTCTCTGCCACACCGAGAACACGCTTGACAACAGTTGGGAAGTCAATTCGATTGACGACCAGCTCCGGGTGCTGGAAGTCCTCATCGTGAATCTCGATGGCTGCAATTCGGTCTGTAAACCCTTGCCAAGCCTTGAGTTGATCTGCAAAAGCCTTTGCGTCAAGTTGTTTCCCAAAGTTGGTCATCTTGACTAATGCGATCCAATGCCATTTGGTGAATTCGAAGGCATGGACTTGTGTCTCGAGTTTTTCAAGGATATCCGCTAACGTAGCGTCAACGCGAAAACCGATATCGACAAGGCCTTCTTGTGCTCGGAGGCGAAGACGTTGCTCGATGTTTACGGTTGCGTTGGGTGAGAGCTTTGAAAGGTGGTATTTCACACCGGCGAGCATGTAATAAGCAATAGGCTTCATCTGAACGCAATTTGCCAAGCCCGAAAGCAAGGAAGTCGCGCATCGCTCGTGGAAGAGTCTATCCCTAACGACATGTCGTTTGCCGTCTGTTAGTACCACAAAGTTCAAATCTGATGCTAAATATAATTCAAGGCGCTGGAACAATCGGCGCGGTTTAGGGAAATGGAGCTCATATAGTCCATTACACACATGGAACCGCGAAAGGACCTCACAGCCGTGTTCAGGCTTAGTGATGGTCACTTCCAGACTTTTGCCATATTTGGCGTAATGCTTCACCATCTCGGTTGCCATCTCTTCCAAAGTGGCATTCTCTATTGCGCGATACATTCCTGCTAGAATCTTACCCAAGAGGTCGTCACCATCTCCTATTGACTTAATCTTGGAGGTGCCATTCAGAAACGCTTTGGCTTCTTCAACTCCGTAGACACGTACGATCTCCGCAAGAAAGTGTCGTAAGACAGTCAGAACGTTTCCAACTGAGGTGTTACGCTCGCCTGAGAACAGGATGTAGTCACAATATTCCATTAAAATGGTGATGTAACGCAATTTCCAAAATAGCCGCTCTTCTTCGCACAATTGTGCTAAGATTTCTGGTCCGACAAGTTTGTGCCAAGAGTCTGCAAACATACAGACAACCTTAAGCATCAATTTGCGCTCCCATCGCTTATCCTTGCGCGTTTTGGTCGAGTCAAACGCGCGGAAGTCGATCGAACAGAGTAGGATGCCTTCTTCGCAATTTCGAAGAAGTTTAGTTACCTCTGCATCTGTTTCTTCCATCGTGTGGCCTTTAAATGTGAATTGGAACAGTACCAAC